GTCCGACTATCCCAAGTTATTGCCCTAGGACTCGCATGGGTTTAAGACCCTCCAAGATTGAACGTAACGCGCAACGCGTGTTGCAGGCTGTAGAGGTGCATGCGGAAGACGTTGAGTACACTGGTGCCGACCGGTCAGAGGTTGGCCCAGCTCGTGTCTATGATATGGTAGACAACACGACGCTCACTGTCCAAACATACCAGCAAAGCTGGGAGACCGCACCACGCACCCTCGAAATCGCTGCCGCGATCAAGTTCCGGCTCGGGACCGTAAGTCCGTCAACATTGAATGTGAAGGCGGCTGAACAAGAGGGCCGGGATTATATCCGGCGGCAGATCGAGACAGACCCTAAGTGGAAAGACATGCGTGTGACTGACCAACAACGTTTCTTGACCTATGCCGTCCAACTGGTTTTTGTGCCAAACCAGTCGGAAATTCACGCTGCCCGTCTAGCAAGATCCCGGACGTGGCGCAAGGCTGTCCGCCAGCGTGATAAGGGATCGACCAGCTGTAGCCCTTTTTGCTTATGCCTTCCACTGTGTTGGCCCTTCGCACCCAAGCCGGCGAAGCTGCGCGAGTCGCAGCTAGTTCAGGCCTAAAGCGGGGGGAAATGTTCAGTACAGTGCGGTGGAGGAGGGGGAAACAGAAGCACAGGAGACTGACGCGTTTTCTGGGCCTTGAAGTGAGCCTGCACTTTGGGGTACATGACGGGTCGGTTGACACGCTTGAGCGCGGCGTGCTCGAGCGGGTGTTTGTAAGTAAGTATGACACTGGGGACGGGAGCTTTGGCAGGCCCCTGGACCCCGGTGATGACGTGGTCACCAGCGGTTTGAAGCCGTTCTGGAAAGCAATCAAGTCAATTGCCTTTGGTCTCGCGCCATGGACGCACAACCAGTTTGTGGAGAGCCGGCGCCGGAAGAGGGTGGTTTATGAGAGAGCACTGGAGCGGCTGAGGGCCCGGGGACTCCGGGAGTCGGATAGCGGTGTGGCAACTTTCGTAAAGGCTGAGAAACTCAACCTGACTGATAAGCCGGATCCGGCACCCCGCGTCATACAACCTCGTACCCCTGCTTACAACATATGTGTTGGTCGATACATTGCGCCCCTCGAGGGGGTCATCTACGATTTAATCGCGAAGATATTTGGCAGCAAAACCATTTTCAAGGGCATGAATGCCCTCGAGCAAGGTCAGCTGATGGCTAGCAAATGGCACAGAGTGCCCAATGCTCGGGCCATCAGCTTTGACCTCCACCGCATGGATCAGCATGTGAGTGTGAGCATGCTCAAATGGGAACACGCAGTCTATGATCTCTTCTACCACTCGAGGAAGTTCCGAGCGTTGATGCGAAAGCAGCTCACAACGAAGGGAGTTGGGCGTTGTTGGGATGGTATAATGAAGTACCTCGTGCATGGTTCTCGCATGAGTGGAGACATGAACACCAGCCTTGGCAATTGCCTGATTATGTGTGCAATCGTGTACAGCCACTTGGATGGCAGCACTTTTCCGTGGGAGTTGGCCAATAATGGGGATGATTGTGTCCTCATTCTCCCCGCACAACATGTAGCAGGTTTCCAAAACTGCTTCCCCGCCTACTGTAG